TCATATCTCCTGTGTATGTAAGAGTTATGGCTGCTGTTTCAATTAAGATGTTGTTCTTATTAAAGAAAATACTTCCATCTAAATTTGTTGGTCCTGAAGTTACAATAGTTCCATTATAATCTACGCTTACAGAAAGAGTTTTTCCTGCTTCTATAGATGAGAACGCCCAAGCAATTTCAGTACTACCCACAAGAGGACCTAAGTCAACACAGTAAGACAGTGATTTGCTTACTTCATTTTCCACAGATAATGTAAATGTTTGAGATATACCGCAATTTAAACACTGAGGGTTTAATGGTAGTGATTGGTTGTTCATAGACAATACATACTCATTCATATAAGGGTCAAAACCTCCAAGTTTTTGGTAATTAAATGATGAGTTAAATTCATCTCTAAACCAAGTCCTCATATTTTGTTCTGATATAGCAACCAATTGTTCGTTTTGACTATCTCCTCCTTTTAATTGAATAACTGCGCCCCGCTTGGCATCTGCAAAATATCTGTCAAATCCCCATTGAACATAACTTTCAGGATTAAAACTTATACCGTACTTTTCAGTACGTGCTATTTGAGTACCTAAAACCTGTGGTGTGGCTGTAATTATACCTCCGGCACTTGCATCTGACAATAAATTTTTCTCCGCTAAAACGTAAGATATTTTATCTTCTTGTAATGTTAAAATATCTGTATTTCTTCCATCTAATAATTGTATAGCTCCAAATGATGCTTCGCAATTTTTAAAATTAGATAATCCTTTATTAAACTCATTTAATTTATTGATATTTGATTCTGCATTATAGACACCACTATATGTAATGTCAGCAAATCTATCAGCAGACTTATAATCTTGTTCAGCAACTGTTGTTACTCTTTGACCTAAATTAAATGACTTTCCAATAATAGAATCACGTATTTTATAACTTTCTACTCCATTTCCAAAAGAAAAACAATTGAAAAAATTAGTGTCAATTATAGCAGGAATTAATGATGCAATATCTTGGTCTTGAACATTTCCTGAATGATTTCCATCTAAATCAATAGCAAAAGACAAATTATTTTCAAAAAATATATCAGGTAAAGAATCACTTGGCTGAGTCTCAAAGATGATAGTATTAAGTGCTCTAAAAACTTGAATATCAGAAGTAACACAATATTTTCTTGAGTTAGGATAGCCTACTCCTGTACAGCTTTTACCCGTTGACATTTGAAGTATTAGTTCATTTGTAGTAGGGTTTCTATAAAACTGAAGATACATTATTTCAAAGTCTTTGCTAGTCAAGATTCCGTTTGTTGGTATATATTCTAACTCAGTACTATCGTCTTTAGAAGTACCTGAATTTAGTAAATTGGATACATTATCTCCATTCCACCAATCCTCAAAATTATCATAATCAGTAGTAGATGATAACCTTCTTTTAAAGGAATACCCTCTTGCTTCACAAGAGCCTCCAACACCTGCTCTGTTCCAATCAAAATCTAAAGTAATTATACTTCCCGCAGGAACTGAATAGTCTAAATACATTCCCGGATTATCGGGGTCCTTTTTATTCACAGTATATTTTAAAATAGCATAATTACCTCCTCTTTTTGCACAAGCTGTTTCGTTTCCTAATAGAATAACAGCGTCAGGCTCTGCAACAGCAGAAAAGGTATTTGGATTTATTTTTAAATATAATCCCGAAGGAACTAATACGTTATCTATAGGCTCTATAAAACCCTCTGCTTGAGCTTGTTTATCTAAAACTGTAGCATAAGCACAACTTCTTCTAGGTCCATCAGCGTCTGCCTTAACTATAAATTTATCTCCAATCTCTACTTTTCTTGTGTTCTCTCCTTCTAAATAAAACCAAACTGCATTTGAGGCAGGGTCAGTAAAGAATAAATTACAATAAATTGTTTCATAATTCTCTTCGTCAGGTTTAATTACAAACTTATATCGCTTAGCCCATTTTGGCGCTCTTTGAGTAATTGGTATAGTTACCTGTATAGAGTTTTTATTTGAAGATAGTCCACAAGGGATATGCACAGTGTTTTGTTGGCTAACTAAAGCTGTTGAAGCTCTATTGTATCCATCCATATATACTATACCTATTTCATAACCTCTATTGCTATGTAAACTTTTTGGACTTGCTATATCCTGAAAAATAGCCTGTGCAAAAACCACTTCGTAATATTCATACACAGATTCGACAATAGCATTAGGGTCATCTACATATTGCATAGCAATAATCTGAAAACCTATTTGAGAACTTGAAGGAGAAGTTATTATATTAATAGGCTGACCATTTTGTGTTACTCCGCTTGCTACTTTTTGTAAGCTATCTAAATTTTGAGGTAAAGCACAGTTTAATAAATCTGTAAAAGTACCACCATCGCAAGATGTAGGATTTCCGGGTGTCGCATCATATACAGGTAATATTGTTGCAGCAGTACCTACCGCTTCTTGAAACTCAATACTTGTTGCTAAAGCATATACTGATGTATAATCTTTACCTAAAAAATAATCAAAAGAGAGTTCAGTGTTATCAGTTGTTTCAGTAGGGAAAGGATTTGTTCCTGTAAAACCACTATGAGATATAGTAATGTTCAAACTTATAAAAGCACCTGAAATAAGCTCAATACCATCTAAATCAATATAAACTGCTGAATTTGCTACTGAATTAAATCCATTAATACTATAGTTTGATGACTGAACAGAATCGGGAACATTAGTTAATCCTATTTCTTGAGTAATTACATCAGTTGAATATTCTATCTTAATAGGAATACCATTTTTATCAATTAAATCATATCCTTCTACATAATTACCATACATAAGCCTATTGCCCATAATAGTTTGAGCTTTAGCAAAAAGAGGTACGTTATCATAAAGTCTTAAAATTTCAGCTTCATTTAAAACGGTAAATATTTTACTATTATTAAATGAGAATTGATATACATTATTGTCAGCAAGACCTAAATTACTTTTATTTAATTTATCAATAATTTTAATTATATTCTTATTTCCTTCTTTAAATAATAAATCAATCCCAACAACTAAAGGTCCACCTGAATTATAGCTAACAATAACTGTATTAACAAAATTTGTCATACCTTCATTTAACATACTATTTACACTAAATTCAAAAGGTTTTGGTGTAAAAGCAATATCAGACCACTGAGATGTAGCAGAGTACTCCCCATTCTCATATTCATATCTATATGCAAATGAAATAAATCTTTCTTCTAAAAAGTTTTCTTGACCCCCTGTTTTAAAAAATGTAAAAGTAGGAGATTCCGTTGGTGGTTTTTTTATAACAGCAATTGAATCAGGCAGTAATTGGTCTATGTTATTTATCGGATTTGAATAATTTTTTTTAATATTAATAACTCTTGGAGCATTATAATCATCTGTAAAAAACAATAAGTTTTCAATTAAGTTTACTCCTGTAATAAGATAACTTGAATTAAAATTCAAAACAGTATCAACACCTCCTCCATCATCAATACTGATAATGTGGTATGTTAGTATGTTTGTTAATACGTTATAAGAGACAATTAAATCAAGCTTCCCTGTAGCTCCAATAGTAAATGCAGGGTCGTGAACAAACCAATATATTGTTTCATTAGCACTATCTGCAATGGCGCCAATACATCTTGCCTGAGTACTTAATGGAGTTCCATTTATATATGCCAAAGCAGTAAATGGTAAATTACCTTTTGTATTAGTAATAACCCCTACTTCAGACTTTTCAGTTGAGCCCATCCTAACATTCATAGCATCAACATATTCGCCATCAGGGAGCAATCGTTGGTCAACGACTTTATTCATTCTACCTGCTAAAAAATTTCTTGTCAAATTTGCCATACTATTTGATTATCTTATCCATACCTCTTAAATTCATTAAGAGTCTTCCCGGATGAATGTTACTGATTCTTATTTTTGCATTTGACAACAAAGCTCTTCTATCTTTTCTTGCACGTGCTATTATATATTCCTGAACACCAAATTTAGAGTTTAATATCTCATATTTTATTGCTGCATAAACATATTGTTCAAATAACTTATTAACGGTAATTAATGAATTATCCCCTCCTTCCATACCATCAGATATATACTCAAGAATACAAAGTTCCCCTGCCATACTTGAGTCAAAATTTATAACCCCTGCTTTTTTATCAATCTTAAAAGTAGGATTAAAATTTGCAGTTTCAGTATTTAATCCAAAAGCAGCTCCAATTCCATAATCAAAATACCACATCCCATCATAATTCCAACCATATTGCCCACTAAATTGGCTTCCTTGATTTAGATAAATGCTTTTTTTAGTTTGCATAAGTCTATCAAAATCTATAATAGAATTTTGTGGCTGAAGTATATTACCATTTTGGTCAAATAAAATATTCCCTCGATTATCTTGTAAATAAGCATTAGAAGACATTATTTGAATATTCTCAGTTAAAGGTCTTAACAAGCCATTTTTATATAATGAAATACGAACCCAACTCACATAGTCCGATGGAAGCACATATCTTAACGAATCAGCTACGCTTAGTTCTAATACCTTGATTTCCTTGAAAGCATCGTAATTAAGCTCTTGTATGGCTCTTTTTGCGTGAAAAATTATCTTATATCTTTCTTCATTATTAACCAATGAATGATTTCCTGAATACATCAATAAAAAATTATTGACTATATCATCTAAACTAACATATTGGTAAGAACCCCAATTTGCATCTTGAGGTACGTTCCCGTTATTGTCGTAATATTCATATTGCGATATGTATGCCATTTGTAGTTATTTTTATTGTTGAACACTAAATGTAGGTTGTTCGTGAGCTTGTTGAGCCATACCAAATTGGGTAACTTCCATCTCTCTAATAGATATACCACAATACTCAAGTATTTTAGTTACTAATTTATATGTATCTCCTGTTGGTAGTTCAAAATCTTGATAATCAGATTGAGATTGGTCAAATGCCGGCTCCCCACTTACTAATGAAATATAAGTCCATTTTGGAGTTTTAGGGTATCTAAAATAAACTGCTTGTACTTGACCCTTACTATTTATAGTAGGAGGATATATCTTAACGGTCTGCCCTTCCAAAGTATATGATGGATAAAAATCAGTTGGACTTGTTAGGGATGATGCATTAAGCATTGTTATTTTTCCAACACTTACTTTGTCTGCCTCTTTTAATGAAGATACTTTTAATATTGAATATCCACTACTTGTAGCTGTAAATATATTTGCTGTTAAAGCTAAATTAGTATTTGTTGACAAAGATAAAGATAATACATTGGCACTTAGTCCTGTAGTTGTATTTACCACAATGTCTCCAATAGATATACCATCAGATAAAAAAGTTGCTGTTGAATCTACTAAATAAGATGTTACTATAGACGTATTTGTTCCGCTTTTAAGTTTATTTGGATAACATAATAATTTAAGAAGATAATAAGATTCATTACCAACAGTTGTAAGCGTAGGCATAGAAAATATGTTTAATCCTAAATTAACCAAATAATCTGTCTGTAAAAAACTTTCCAATGTTTCAGCTATAGGACTTTCAATATCAGCATAATCAGTGCCTGACAAACGTTGATTCTCACTATTTATAACTTTATTATAACTACTATAGTACTCTTCATAGATTTCCATTTGTGCATTAGTAGCATACAAATTATAATCTGATGGAGAAATGTATCCATAATTATTCTTATTTAATATGGATAAAACTGCATTTCTAACTTCGTTTATCATTTTTCAAATCTTTTTACAAATATACATAAAAAAAGCACAGAAATAAATCTGTGCTACTTTTCAACTAAGGGCATCTTAATTAGATTGTATTACTGATGGAGGTTAGCCTCTAACATTTTAAGGGAGTCTATACCATCATCGCTTGATAAAAAATAACCTGCTATGTCATAAGGGTCTTCTCCAAATGGTACGGATACCATTTTTTTCTTATTTGTTGGTGTATTAAACCAAACCTCTTTATCTCCGTTGCGTAATGCTAATAGTTTTTCTTCAAAGAATTTGCGAACTTTAGCTTGAAACTGTAGTTCAGGGTCATTCAATGTAGCCAAGAATCCACTTGGGTCATTTTTAGCAAACACTAAAATATCTCGTTTTAATTCTGCTGTTGATATTGTTGAAGGGTCTTTTCCGAACATAACTCTAGTAAGAGTTTCTATCTGCTCAAGAGAAAGTTTTCTTGCTTCAATTAACGCATCAATTTCAAGGTCAAAGCTTTCAACCTCGTATGCAGCATCTTTTTCTTCATCTACTTCAACGAAAACTCTTCCGTTTAATGGGTGGTAGTGTAAAAAGGCTTGAAGCGCAGGATTAGTTCTTGGAACGGATAAAAATCCATCCTCAAACATAATTGGTTCAATGATTGCATTTCCATCTTGCTCATCCTCAAAAGGGGACTTTTGATTTATTGCATACCTAAGAGCACGATTCTGATTCTTTTTTTCATCATACCACATTAGTGGGAATCTTGGATGATTTCTTGCCGCTAAACTATATGAAAGCGGATTACCTGTTGTTAATTTATAGACTTTGTCTACTGAAACTATTGTTGCCATTTTTATTAATGATTTAATTTAATTTAATTTTTTAAATATAAAAAAGAGAGTGTCTTTAAAGACACTCTCTAATTAATTATATATTATCCAAAACGGAATAATACGAAGTTGTTTGCACCAAGAGTACATACACATCTTTCAGACAAGAAGTTTACCTCCATTGCATCCAAGTCGCTTGTGGCAGCACCACCGGCAGAACCTGTAATCCAAGTTTTGTATCTTCTATCTTCAGCCTCAGATGCACGGTATCTCACGTGTAAGAAAGGTCGTTTTGCGTTTTTACCCATAATTTGGTCATACACTGAAGTAGAACCTGCAGGAACCATAAGACCTGTGATTGTACCTGTTGCAGTAGCAGCAGTATTGTTCAATCCACCTCTCATAGTTGGGTCATTTAGGTATTTCCAATCAGATTTGTAGAAATCATAACCTCTACGGAATCCTGTGAATCCTAAGTTCAAAGCCATATCAACATCATTGTCGAATAAACCGAAAGATGCAGATTGAGCAACACCACCTGAAGTATAACCATTCAATGTAGCTAACATATTGTCGATGTCAAAAGATAGTCCACGGTTAACAAACACTACGTTTTCTTCAATAGCTCCTTGTTTGTCCAAACGAGAAACAATAGAATCCCAATCAGATAAAGAAGTTGGTGTACCACCACCCCAAACATTTCCTCTGCTATTTACAACATAGAAGATACCTTCAGACCCACCTTGACCATTTCCTCCAAGTACAGCAGCTGCACCTGAACCATTTTGAGCAGGAACTGCTTCAATCATAGATGTTTCAATATAGTCTTCAAAACGTAAACGAGTTTCGTGCTCTGATTTCAAATACCACAAGTAACCTGTTGCACCATTTTCAGTAGTAACTTCAACCCATCCAATTTGAGCCATATCAGAACCATTAACTGAATACTTATCCTTCAAGATAATAGGCTTGTTAGAATAAATTTCATCTTCCGCTTCTAATGAACCAACCATTCCGTTAGTTCCTTTTTTAAACTCAGAACCGTAAATGAATACAGTACATTGAGTAGCTACAGCAAAAGCTTGACCTGCTGCTTCGTAATAAGCTACTGTAAAAGTAGTTGCCGAAGGTACTGCAGTAACAATTCCTTTGTTATAAACACCTGATGCGTTGTTTTGAATCATTACAGTTTGACCTACTCTGATTGCAATATAAGTAACACCTGCATCTGCTACAGTAAAAGTAGCAGTATTTGCTGCTAATGCTGCTCCTGAAGTACAGTCTGTGTACTTAATGTGAAGACGACCTTGTTCTGCCCATTTGATTTGGTCAGAGTTAGAAGGCATCTCTGCACCTACCATTCTCAAGAATGATGCGATGGTTCTATTACCATAACGCTCAAACTCTTTTTCATAAGTATCAGGAAGATACTGATTCAAAAAGTTGAAGTTAGTAATATAATTTGTCTGTAACGCTACCTGCTCCGCTGAGGGTTGTAATGCATAAGTAGGGTTGTTTAATAATGCACTTGCCATTTTTTTTTGATTTTAAATTTTACATTCTTTTTATACTGCGAATCTTTAGACCTCTACCTGAATCAGGATTTATCGCTTTTACCTGCATTCCCTCCGTTGCTTTTGTAATTTCAGGAGCTCTATTTGCTGACATTTGAATATTTTTAATGCCTTTCATAGTACCTTCCGTTGCATCTGATTGCCCTTGTTCGTAAAAAAACTTGGCAAATTTTTCAGGATTCATAGCAATTGATAATGACCTATGATAACCTTCTGCATCTTTAATTAACCCTTGCTCATCTAAATACTTATTAATAAAGTTTGTAGGTGTGGCTTGAGCCTTTTTAAGTTCAGAAGCGTCTCCGGGATTGAAAGTGATTCGTTTGTCATTAACATTGAACTCAAAACCTTTGAACTCTCTGCTAAATACTTCATCAGTCTTTTGGTTAAACCAATTTCTTTTTCTTTCATTCTCTTCGTCAATAGTCTTCGCTTGCTTGGTATATTGCTTGTAGCTTTCGTAAACTTCTTTTTCATCATCAGAAATAAATCCCGCACTTGACTCAAGTGGAATTTTATAGTTTTCTTTTTGATTGTTAAAAAATTTTCTTGCTTCTGCAACTGCCTTTTTTGTTGTAATCTTAATTCTTTTAATTTGCGACTCGTCATCAACGTCTTCGTCATAACGATAATCATCCATTAAAGAATCTATATCATCAGCATCAAGTCCTTCTTGAGTTGCTGATAAATAATTTTTAAGTAAACTTTCAGGTTCCATTGAGTCAAAATCTTTTTTAAGACTTAAAAAATCCTCAAATCCTCTTCCTGTTTCCTTCTTGTATTTCATATAAGCAGCAACATCTTCAGGTAAAGCCTCAGCTTCTTCCCTTTGAGCTGTTAATTCGTCTAATGAATTAATCTGCCTATTATATCTTTTTCCAATATATGAAATAACTTGTTCTTCACTTAATTCTGTAGTAGTATCAACAACAGG